AGCTGAAAAACTAGAGGCCGTTGAGCGCGGGGAAATTAAGCGTCTCGCGATTAGTATGCCGCCAAGGCACGGCAAGTCTGAACTTGCATCAAATTACTTTCCCTCTTGGTATATTGGTAAAAATCCTAATAAATACGTTATTTTTTCTACCTACGCACAGGAGCTGGCGGATGACTTTGGGCGTAAGGTGCGTAATACTTTGCGTGACGATCGCTACGGTATGGTTTTTCCTGATGTGAAGCTTGACGACACCTCTCAGTCTGCCCGTAGGTTTGGAACTTCTGGTGGTGGCGCTTACTTTGCTGTTGGTGCGGGTGGTGCGATCACGGGTCGTGGCGCTCACTTGCTTATTATTGACGACATTATTAAGGGTCGTGAAGACGCCGACTCGATGGCTATCCGCCGGAACGTCACAGACTGGTATAAGTCCACAGCCTACACGCGACTGATGCCAGGGGCTGCGGTTGTCATCATAGGGACGCGCTGGCACGAAGACGATCTTATTGGTCACGTTCTGGAGAATGCGGAGCATGAACCTTGGGAGGTTGTGTCCCTACCTGCGATGGCGGAGGAGGGTGACACGTTGCTTCGTGAGCCTGGAGAGGCTCTATGGCCGAATCAGTATCCTGTTGAGCGCCTGCTGGAGATTAAGAAGACTGTTGGCTCTCGTGAATGGGCGGCGCTTTTTCAGCAGTCTCCCAGCGCAGAGGAAGGCAACATCTTTAAGCGTAACTGGTGGCGCTTGTGGAAAGACGTTGAGCCACCGTATTGCGATTATTTACTCCAATCTTACGACACGGCCTTCAGCTCTTCAAAGCAAGCTGACTTCACGGCGATACAAACCTGGGGCGTCTTTACGCATGAGGACAAGCCGAACGCGATACTGCTGTCGTGTTTAAACGAGCGGCTAGAGTATCCAGAGTTGCGTGAGCGGGCCATGGAGCTTTATAAGAAGTGGCGTCCAGACACGGTTCTCATAGAGAAGAAGGCGTCCGGTCAGTCGCTGCTGCAAGATCTTCGGCGGACGGGAATCCCCGTGACGGAGTACATGCCCGACCGCGACAAGGTATCACGCGCCCACAGTGTGGCTCCGATGGTTGAGTCTGGGCAAATATGGCTGCCGCAGAATAAGTTTTGGGCTGAAGACTTTCTAAATCAGTGCTCTGGCTTTCCCAATGCGCGACGCAAAGATATGGTTGATGCGTTTACTCAAGCAATCATTCGATTAAAAAGCGGGTATTTTCTGCACTACGGTGAAGAAGAGACCGAGGACACCTCTACTGACAAAAAAAAGCGGTATTACTGGTAGTTGCTTCGCGACCCCACTGCTGGTATTCTCCGCGTGTAATCCTAGGAGCATTAGATGGCTGTTTACCGCGCTCTGGAGCCGATGCCTTTAGAGGACTCGGAGGCTCTTGATGGTGACGTTTCTACGGAAATCATTATAGAGACTGACGACGAGACGGGTCTGACCGAAATATCTATTGATGTTGTCCCTACTTCCGAGGCTCTTGTTGACCACAATGCTAACCTTGCGGAATATCTTGATAATAGCGTTTTGTCTGATATCGCTTCTGACCTCATTGAAGCCTTTGAGTCTGACAGAAGCTCCAGGTCTGACTGGGAGTCCACTCTTGTAGAGGGCATGGATATACTCGGTGTCCGTCTTGAGGAAGTAACGGAGCCTTTTGATGGTGCCTGCGGTGCTCATCACCCCATGCTTCTTGAGGCATGCCTTCAGTTTCAGGCCAGGGCAATTGCTGAAATGTGCCCCGCTGACGGTCCGATAAAAGTAAAAATCATGGGCGAAGAAACCCCAGAAGTACTGGCTCAGGCCACGCGTGTGCGTGACCATATGAATTATCAGATTACCGAAGAGTGCGAAGAGTACTTTGACGAGATGGATCGCATGCTGTTTATGCTTCCCCTCGTTGGTATTGGCTTTAAGAAAACCTACTTTGACGAGACGCTGGGTCGGATTATGTCCAGGTTCGTTCCCGCGCAGGACTTCGTCATTGACAATGAAGCTACCGACTTGATGACGGCCAGCCGGTACTGTCACGTCTTGACTATGGATTCAAACGATATTCGTAAGCTGCAAGTCAGTGGTACGTATCGTGACTTTCCCGTAGGGGATGCACCGCAGTTTGATCGGGGTGTCCTGAACGAGAAGGCTGACGAAATTACTGGCATAACATACACTGGTTATGGCGAGCGCCGCCGCGTGCTGGAGTTTCACGCAAACATAGACATTCCAGGCTTTGAGCACATTGGCCCAGACGGCGAACCTTCTGAAATAGCGTTGCCCTATATCGTCACAATAGTGGATGGGTCTAGTGAAATCCTGTCTATTCGCCGGAATTACCGCGAAAATGACGATAGATACGCCAAGCTATCTTGGTTCACCGTCTATAGGTTTCTTCCAGGCCTAGGCTTTTATGGGCTTGGTTTCGTGCATGTCTTGGGGAATTTGCAGCGCACGGCCACTGCAATACTGCGTAGTCTTGTTGATGCGGGGCAATTTGCCAATTTGCCTGGAGGATTTAAGGCGCGAGGCATGAGGGTCTCTGGCGATACACCTGTATCGTTTGGAGAGTTTAGGGACGTTGAAGGTGTTGGGGACGACATCAGGAAATCGATCATTCCCCTGCCGACTAAAGAGCCTAGCCAGACCCTATTTATGTTGCTTGGTAACATTACTGACAATGGACGTCGGTTATCTTCCTCTACGGATCTTCAGGTTGGTGACGCAAACACCAAGGAGACCCCAGTAGGCTCTGTCGTTGCGATGATGGAAGCGGGTCAGCGTCTGATGTCAACGATACATCGGCGCCTCCACAGGGCTCAGCGTAACGAGTTCCGTCTAATGGCCCGCATTAACGGCGAGTACTCTGACTTTTCAAACTACACCTCCGGCAATGGCAAGATATACGCTGAAGACTACGATGGTCGCGTTGACGTTATCCCCACGTCAGATCCGAATGTGTTTTCTGAGTCGCAGCGCATTATGCGAGCGCAGGCTCAACTACAGTTAGCGCAGCAGTTTCCTATGCACCACAATATAAAGGAAGCTCTTCGGAAGATGCACGAGACGATTGGCACGCGGGACATAGACGACATCCTCCTGTCCGATCGCGGCCCCCTACGCTCTGACCCTGCAACGGAAAACTTCTCCTTTATGCACGGGAAGCCTGCCAAGGCTTTTGCAGATCAAGATCATCAGTCTCACATTGCTACTCACCAGTCTTTTCTGATGTCTATGCAAAGTGATAAGCAGACTTTTGAAAAGTTATCGCCGATTGTTAACGCGCACATTGCTGAGCATATGGCTCACTCTTATAGACAGCAGATTGAAGCTATGACGCAGCAGCGCCTACCTTCACCGCCCGATTACGACCCAACGAAGCCGACAGAAGTTGGTGAATACACTGAGCTTCCAGTAGACATTGAAAACGAAATAGCGCGTATGCAGGCTATGGCCGCGCAGCAACTGGCTCAGCAGGCTCAGCAGCTTCAGCAGGCGCAGCAGAATCAGCAAATGATGCAGACCCCTCAAATGCAGCTTGCGATGCAGCAGCTTGCGATAGACAAGCAAGAGGCGGACGTTAAGTCCTACAAGGCGCAAACTGACGTTGCCCTAAGGCAGGCGAAGCTACAGGCTGACATTAATGATGATGAGCTTGATCGCGTCCTTGAGGCCGAGAAGGCTGAGCTTGATGCCCAGGTTAGGCTTTCTGATCAGGAGGCTCGCGTGAATGCTGCTGCGATGAACGTCTCCAACCCGCGCCGCAGATAATGCCTACCGATACGCCAGCTAAGGGTAAGCGTTTTGTAAAGGTTGTTAAGAACCCGTCTACTGGACGCCGTAGGAAAGTTTCTTACGGACAAGCTGGCGCGGCAAAAGGTGGCGGGGATCGCATACGACCAGGAACCGCCAAGGGTGACTCTTACTGTGCTAGAAGCCAAGGAATAAAGAAAGAGATGCTCAATAAGGGTGGTAAGTCTGCTAAGAAGGCTCGTGACCCTAATAGTCCTAACAATTTGTCGCGCAAAAAATGGCGTTGCAAAGGTTCAAAATCTACGCAATAATGCGCCGTCCCTAATAGGGTCGGGTACTTGAGGAGTTAAATAATGGCTGACGCCGCAACGGTGACCATAACGGCCACTCTCTTGCCTGACGAAATTGCCAAGACAATCACTGGCAGCATGACGGTAACGCCGGATGACGTAAACGACAAGTGGTACTATAAACTTACCAGTTGTACTGCGACGAGTACGGATTTGATTGCGGGTGCCTACTTAGACTACACCGCCGTTGATGATGACACTGCTCCGACAGCGGTTGCTAGCGGTGACAAAGTGAAGTTTCTGTTTGTCCAAAACACTTCCAGTGCTGACGGTGTGTACCTATGCTTTGACGGTGGCGCAGCGGCTAATGACCTAGTTGATGGTGTGTTTATTGGGCCAAATCAAACTTGGTTTGGTCGCCTCCCCAATACGACGGTAGCAAACCTACACGCCATTAGTTCCGACATCGCTGACACTGGCGACGCTGTTGCCATTCTCATTGTTGCAGCGCTTATTGACGATGTAGCCTAGGTCTTAGCCGTCATGGTTATGACGCGCTCTGGAATGGCTAAACAGCTAGAGGGTGGCCGTGGAAGAAAACCGCGCGCCACCTCTCGGCCTACTCGTAAAGGGTATTTGCGTAAAAAGCCTGCCAAGGCTTCTAAAGTGAAGGTGCGATGAAGACTATTGATGACGCTATAATTACGGTCGTATCGGTTCGTGATCGGTACGTTGACTACGCAGGGAATGGTCGCTGCGCTAACTGGGACGAGTACACCAAGATATCGGGGGCCGTAACGGCCTGTGATAAAGTACTCGCAGAATTGGAGAGTTTACGTGGAGACATCGACGAAGATTGATGCCGATCTTGTTAAGAAAATTAGTGAGGCTCTTACCCCCTCAGGCTACAGAATACTTATAGCCGACGAGCCACAAGGCGAAGTATCCAAGGGCGGTATCTACATTCCCGAATCAATACTAGACCAGCAACGCGGCGTCTGCATGTTTGGCACTGTCGTTGCTCTTGGTGACCTTTGCTATAGTCGTGAAGATATGAATGCTTTTGACGATTGGTGCTCACCAGGGGATATCGTTACATTCTCAAAGTACTCAGGCGTGCGCTTTCGGGTACACGGTCACCCTATACGCATTCTGAATGATGATGAGATTCAGGCGGTGATCAAAGACAAGGAATCGGTCGAATGGTGATGGAATCGGAAAGCGAAGTTGAGGTCGAATTAGACGGCGACGATGACGACGATATTGAGGTTGTAACTCCTGATCAGGAGGCGGCTCCTGCGGAGGAGCCTGTAGATTACTCGAACAGGGTTCAGAAACGGATCTCTCAGGAAGTGGCGAAGCGCCACGAGGCAGAGCGTCAGGCTGCTACTGTTCAAGAAAGATACATCAAGCTTCAGAAGGCTTACTCTCAGGCTCAAGCTAACGCTCTCACTTCTGGTGAGTCGGCCATTGAGGCGCAGAGGAAGTCCCTCCAGACAGACTATGACGATGCGTATAACGCTGGTGACACGTCTAAGATGTTCACCGTGCAGGACACGTTGTCTCGTTTAAACAATCAGCAGTCTGACTTTCAGAAGCAACGTCAAGAGCAGGAGCGTTGGGAGGATGCGGTAAAGCAGCAGCGTCCCGCCCGCCAGCAGCAGCAGCAGCAGCAAGAGCAGCCCGCTCCAGAGCCTAAAGCTGTTGATTGGGCTAGAAACAACGCTTGGTTTGGTCAAGATGAAGCCATGACTGGCGCAGCCTATGCGATACATAACCGCTTGGTTTCTTCTGAGGGCTATGATACAAGCAGTAATGAATACTACGGCGAGCTTGATAAGCGCTTGCGGGAGAACTTCCCACAGAAGTTCCCTGGTCAAAAACAATCAAGGTCGTCGCCAGTGGCTGGCGTGTCGAGAGGCGCCAGTAAGCGGACGGTTAAGTTGACACAAGCACAACTTGACGTTTGTAAGCGGTTAGGAATACCGCCCAAAGAATATGCTCGTTTCGTGGAGTGAGACCTTATGCCAGAACGACACGCAACTCGTGGGGCACAGACCCGCGCCGCCGAAAAACGGGAACTATTATATGTCCCGCCGAATCAGTTAGACGCACCGAAGGCAAAGCCTGGAATTGTTCATAGGTGGGTTCGCGTTAGCCTAATGGGCGTTGATGACGACAAGAACTTGTCGTTGAGGCGTCGAGAAGGTTGGGAGCCCGTCAGACAAGAAGAGCATCCAGAGTTTTTGGGTTCCGTGCATTCTGAAGGGCGGTTTTCAGGTGTTGTAGGTGTAGGTGATCTTATCCTGATGAAGTGGACTGAAGAGGGGCTGGCGGCAAAGCGTAGGTACGTAGAGTCTAAAACCGATCGTTTGCAGTCTGCCTTAGACAGCAGTCTCTTTAGAGAGCAAGACCCCCGAATGCCTATCACCGTTGACCGTAAAAGTCGTGTGTCAACTGGTGGTGGTCTTCAATTTGACGAGTAGTCAGGCTGAGATCCCGCCTAAATAAAAGGTGATCTAAAATGGCTGCATATGGGTTCAAACCCTTACGGCATCTGTCAGGCGGGCAAATTCGTACTAACGAATATACCGTTGCGATCGACTACGCTACTGCTATTTACACGGGAGATCCCGTTAAATTTGTGGCTGGTGGTACGATTGAGTTGGCGGCTGCTGGTAACGTCATCCTTGGGGTTTTCCAGGGTGTGAGTTACGCTAAATCAGACGGTGAAGTTGTCTTTGCTCGCTATTGGCCTGGAGCGGTTTCGGGTGCAACTGATGTTGTTGCTCTCGTTATTGACGATCCCATGGTCTCTTACTCGGTGTTTGATGATGGTGACAGCGACTTCCTTACTCTGGCTGATCAAGGCGGTTGTGCCGATCATGTCGCGGGTTCGGGCTCGGCTCTAACGGGCATTAGCGCTGTCGCGCTTGATACCTCAGGTGCTTCAAACTC